GAAAGAGCTGTTGTTAGCAGTGGTTATTGCTATTTTACCCTTCGCTCTATTTTTTTACAGTATTGTAATGCTAAAAACAAAATACAAAAAGTTGAACTTGACGATGAGGAAGTTTATACGCAAATTTCGGACTATTCGGAAATGGATGACGAAATAGGATATGATAAATTCAGAACACTAATAGATGAACACATAGACAATTGGAGATGGTATGACAAAACACTATTCAAGATTTATCGAGATACAAATATGTCTATTAGGAAAATAGCAGAAGAAACTAACATAAGTTGGGTAAGTATATTTAACACATTAAAAAAGTGCAAAGAAGAACTAAAAGAATTGTTTAACGAAGATTTCGAAGATTTAATAAACCAAGATTATGAACGAATTAGCACCAAAAGACAAGAGGACTAAAGCCTTTAAGAAATGGGCAAAGAATCACGCACAGGCAAGTGAAGGACTTGGAGATACCGTAGAAAAGATAACTACTGCAACTGGAATAAAAAAAGCGGTTAAATGGTTAGCAGGAGAAGATTGTGGATGCGACCAAAGAAAAGAAAAACTTAATCAGATGTTTAGGTACAAAAAACCTGAATGTTTTACCAAGAAAGAATTTGAACTTATTAAGATGGCAGTAGATACTAAGAAAAATAAGTTTAGTCCTGCAGAGCAAGAGGAGTACAAACAAATATACGAAAGAATATTTAACACTAAAGTACAATGCACCCCTTGTAGTTTTGCTAAGGTGGTTTGGAAAGACTTGTTAGCCGTTTATAATTTGTATTTGTGAAAAACTGGAACGAACACGACTTATTTAATTACCTTTTATCCTGTTGCTATCCTGATTTAGTAAAAGCAAGGAAGCAGATGTCGAAGTGGGATTGTTATTCACCAAACAAAAAACACAGGATAGAGTTAAAATGTAGGGGTAAGCACTACGACACCTTGCTAATTGAAAGAAAGAAGTACGATGCAATGATTAGTAAGGCAGATGAAAACTTAGACATACCTATATACATCAACTCAACACCAAAAGGTATATATAAATTTAATTTGTATCTTGTAAAACCAAAATGGGAAATACAGTACCATAACAAAACAACTCACTTTAGTGATAACAATAAAATTAAAAAGGAAGTGGCTATGCTTCCTATTATAGATGCAGAAATACTATGAATAATAAAATCCACAACCTAAAACATCTGAAATATCTTGCCAACTTTGATATTATTGCAAACACTTTTTTAGATTGGCAGGAAAAGAAACCAAACGATACGGTAGAAAAGTTAATGGGTAGCCTTATAGACATCAACTATTACATTACAGAGATATATAAAAACGAACTCTACTACAATGAAAGTCTTAACGAATATAGGGCAGACAAACTTAGAGCAATAGATAGAGCACAAAAAGCTGAAAAGAAAGTCGAAGAACTTGAACAAGAAATATTAAAACTTAAAAAAGAAAAAGAACTGGGATTATGAGCGACAGTAAAAAGAAATATTTTGAAATGCAAACCGATGGCATAGTAGAAGATGTTAAATATATAATGGACAAACGTAGTGAGAAAGGGCAAAAGGAATACGGAACGACCTTAGAAAATAACCCTGATGGATTTTATAATTGGCTTAATCATTTGCAAGAAGAACTAATGGATGCAGTACTTTACATACAAAAGATTAAAAAACTTAATAAATAGTTTGTTAATTAAAAAACAATAACTATCTTCGTCAAAAACAATATTATGCACAGTTACGAAAAATTATTTTACAGAAGTTACACAGACGAAGAACTACGCAATCTGTGTTTAGACCCAAAACAACTTGTTGCTTTTAAAAAGCGTTGCGAGTTAGAACTTAGTAGGAGGCAAGAAGAACAAGACGAAATACTTGGAATATGATAACACTATTAAATAACGAACATTGGGGTAAAGACGAAATACTTACGCATATGTATGATGACAATTTTTACTATGGTCATCTTGGTAAATACGCACTAAGTAGTAGTAGTCTAAAAATGTTACTGAAAAGTCCAAAGACGTATCGAAACGTTATTAAGTACGGAGGTAGTGAAACACCTGCATTACGACAGGGTAAGCTATTGCATTGGATGGTATTAGAACCGCATAAAATAGATGCTTTACACTTTGTGGATGCTTCTACTAAAAACACGAATATATATAAGGAAGCGTTATCTAAGCACGGAGAGGTTTATTTAGAGAAAGAAAAGCAAGATGTACAAAGACTAACAGATGCTTTACTAAGAAACGAAGAGGCACTAAAACTAATTAACAAGTCGGAGTTTGAAGTACCTGCAATAGAAATGCTTGATGGTTATCCTGTAAGAGGCAAGGCAGACATATTAAAAGGCGACCACATTATTGATTTAAAAAGTAGTCAGGAACTAAACAGTTTTAGGTACTCCGCGGACAAATATGGATATGATTTGCAAGCGTACATTTACAAAAGACTATTCAAAGCGAATAAGGTTACTTTTTTGGTAATAGATAAAGGCAGTTGCGACATAGGAGTATTTGAGGCAAGTGAAGATTTTATAGCAAGAGGCGAGGACAAATTTAGACAAGCAATAGACTTATATAAATACTTTTTTGTAGAAGAATACGACTTAGACCAATATGTAATGCGAGGTATATTATGAATATTTTAGAAAAAGCTAATAAAATAATTAATTTAAGAGCAGAAGAAAAAGAACGTCAATATGGGCCTTTTGACAAATCTATGCAAAAAGCTGCTATTGTAGCAACTGAATTATGTAATAAAAAAATTACGACAGAAGATTTTTATAAATGTATGATTGCATTAAAAATAAGTAGAATGGCTTATAATTTAAAAGAAGATACTTTATTAGATGCAGTTGCATATATTGGGGCATTAAATAATTATAAAAATGAGTGATTTTGAAAAATTATATAAAAAACTTTTAATTGAAGTATTGCAGCACGGAGAGGAATGTAAAAATAGAACTTCTATAAATACTATTAAATTATTTAATCAAGTATTAAACATAGATATAACTAAGGGGTTTCCAATTTTAACAAGTAAAAAAATATTTTTTAAAAAAGCCCTTGCAGAGTTTAAATGGATGTATGAAGGACGAACTGATTTACAATACTTAAAAAATCATAAAATAAATTGGTGGGATGATTTTGCTAAAAATAATTCTTTAGGTAAAGTTTACGGGTATCAAATTAAAAAATATAATGGTTCAATTAATCAAATTGAATATTGTATTAATGAAATTAAAAAAAATTCAAGAAGAGCAATTATTACTTTGTGGAATCCTAGCGATCTAAATAATCAAGCTTTGCCTTGTTGTTTTACTCAAATGAATTTTGTAAAAACAAATAATAAATTAAATTTAGCAATTCATTTTAGAAGTTCAGATTTGTTTTTAGGGCTACCTTATGATATAATAATTGGAGCATTATTTTTATATACTATAGCAAAAGAATGTAGTTTAATACCAAAAACATTAGGTTTAAATTTAGCTGATGCGCATATATATAAAAATCATATAGAACAAATAAATATATATAATAAAAATAAAATGTATGTTTTACCTACTTTAAAAGGAAATTATAATAATTATTATTTAGATAATTATATGTGTAATAAATTTATTAAAACCCCGTTGGTTTTATGAAAACATATTATATATATCGAAATATTAGAACAAATAAAATAGGTTGTACACATCGCAAAATAAAAAGAATTGAAATGGAACAAGGCATAAAAAATTATGAAATATTATATACAACTAATAATATTAATGAAGCCTCTAATAAAGAAATTGAGCTACAAGATAAATATGGTTATAAAAGAGATAGATTACCTTATAATAAATTAAACTTTAATTTAATTAATAAAAAAATGCAACCACATATAACTTCTGAAACAACAACATTTCCAAACGTACACAAAAAAGAAGATTTTGATAAATATTATAAAAATTTAAAAAATATTATTTTACCTGAATTTGGGGAAATTATAATAACAAAAGATATATACAATTTTATAAAAAATAAATTAAATAAAAGTATGTATACAAATTTTGGTATGTATATATATAACGAATCTTTATATAATTATGCAGAATCAAGAAAAAATTATTCTGATTTTGAATTAATTAGAAAATGGGCAAAACAAAAAGGAATATTAGAAAAAGGAGATAGTAAAACACAATATATTAAACTACAAGAAGAAGCGGGCGAATTAGCTAAAGCATTATTAAAAAAAGATAAAAATGAAATTATTGATGCAATAGGTGATTGTGTAGTAGTATTAACTAATTTGGCAGAATTAGAAAATTTAAAAATTGAAGATTGTATTAAAACAGCGTATGAAGTTATTATAAATAGAAAAGGAAAAATGATTAATGGCACCTTTGTAAAAAATGAATAAAAAAGTAGCAAATGAATTTTATTTATTAGCATTATTAGATATTGAAAATGGCGTTACTTTAGACGAATTAAAAAAAACACTAAAAATGTATGAGGACTTAGAGGATTATGAGGCTTGTGCAGGAATATTAAAAGCAATAAAAGAATACGAATATGACAATAGACAAGATTAAAGAAATAGTAGAAACACAAACTGGAGTTAATTTAAGCAACCCATCAAGAAAGAATGAATTGGTTTATTTAAGGGCATTGTACTTTAACCTATGTAGGGAATATACAAGGCATCCTTTCGATGTTATTGGTAAATCAGTAGGCAAACACCACGCAACTGTAATACACGGAATAAAACTATTTAGGGATTGGATAGACCATCACGAACCCAATTACATAGAACTATATGAGGACTTAGATAGGGAAGTAAGAAAAGTATTTAGAAAAGAAACATCCAAATATAGAGGTAGGGATTTCTACAAAAATAAATATGCTAAGGTACTTATAGAACTTAGAGATGTAAGAAACAAACATAGAAACCTAAAGAAGTTAGTAAATGTATAGACCACTACCAAAACAACTAACTATAAAGAAAAGCAAGATAGATGGGCTTGGTGTCTTTGCTACAGAAAAAATAGAAGCAGGATACGAGTTAGGAATAACACACCGTAAGATAGAACCAACAACTCTATATGGAGATGACTTGATTAGAACACCATTAGGGGGCTTTTTAAACCATAGTGATACTCCTAACTGCTTTATACAAAGAAAAGGCAAGATAGGTACTCTATACACCATTAAACCAATAAAACCTAACGAAGAACTTACCGTTTATTATACTCTGTACGATGTTTGAAACAATAACAATATTTTACTTAACCGCAATAGTAGTATTACTAATAGGTTTGTTTTTTAACAAAGATTAGTTTTTTTTATTGTTATATTAGAATCATTAATGATATTTTTTGATTATGGACAAAAGAAAGTTTAACGGAGGTAATAAAAATGCAGGAAGAAAACCTAAAGCAGAAGAAGTACAACTGATAGAAAAACTTACCCCATTAGAACCATTGGCATTTGAAGCGTTAATGAAAGGATTGGAAAAGCAAGACTTTAAATTTGTGCAACTGTTCTATAACTATTACGCTGGTAAGCCAAGAGAAACTAAGGACATTACAATCAACGAGGACTTACCCTTGTTTATGGAGGACTAAGGATAACCACAACCTTGTTCTGCATTATTTATGCGAGTAAAGAAAACTATTGCTTTTCACAAACTAAGAAAACTACAAAGTAGGATACGAATAGTTAAAGGAGGCACCTCAGCCTCTAAGACTATATCAATACTTTGTTTACTTATAGACTATGCAATAAAAAACGATGGCAAAGAGATTAGCGTAGTGTCTGAAAGTATTCCACATCTTAGGAGGGGCTGCGTCAAGGATTTTATTTCAATCCTAAAAGGTCTTAATAGGTACAAAGAAAGCCAATACAATAAAAGCACATTAAAATACACCTTTACAAACGGAAGCTACATAGAGTTCTTTTCAACTGACCAACCTGATAAACTAAGAGGCGCAAGACGTACAGACCTATACATAAACGAATGTAATAATGTACCCTTTGATGCTTACACGCAATTAGCGGTTAGAACATCAGGAACTATATGGTTAGACTACAATCCATCTAATATATTTTGGGTAGATAAAGAACTAATAGGAAAAGAAGATACCGACTACATTACACTTACCTACAAAGACAACGATGCACTACCTAAGTCAATAGTAAAGGAAATAGAGAAAGCAAAAGAAAAAGCTAAGACATCTACTTACTGGGCAAACTGGTGGAAGGTTTACGGATTAGGTGAAACTGGTAGCTTGGAGGGTGTATG